ACCCATATTTTGATTCCGAAATCTTCACGATTCATACGGAAGACGGCAAGGTAATTCGCGATATATGTAGCGAAGATGTAAGTTTCTGTAAAAAGATCGCGAAGGCAGGTTATCAAATTATGGTAAATACTGATATCCGCGTAGGACACATTAAACCGCTGATAATTTAATTTTTATATTATTAAATTTATTATAGATAGATAATGCTAGAAGCAAAAGATATCTTCAGAGTTATAGAGTATATAGGATACTATAATTTTTCAATATTACTTCTTATGTTGTATATCGCTTACTATCTATTGTCAAACTCATTTATATTTATTATGTTCCTCGTAATCGGCATAGTAATTGGTGTTTATTTAAGTTCCACGATGCGGGCTGCGCTAAAATTAATGTAATTTATTTTTTTACTTCTTCAATCACTTTATTTGGAACGATACTAACGGGATCAACTACAGTATTCGATACAGGATTCGATACAGGATTCGATACAGGATTCGATACAGTATTCGATACAGGATTTATAACAGGTATTGGTTCAACTGTAGGTTCAACGATAGGTTCAACTGTAGGTTCAACGATAGGTTCAACGATAGGTTCAACGATAGGTTCAACGATAGGTTCATTTACTTTGTTACTAAATGGCGACATCGGCGAAGAGAACGAGAATATAGATGCTTCCTTATTATCTATATTTGATTCTGGATACGGATTTATTTCTCCATTCATTCCATTAACATCTCCATTCATTCCATTAACATCTCCATTCATTCCATTAACATCTCCATTCATTCCATTAACATCTCCATTCATTTTATTCATATCATCGTCACGAATTGTATTTTCGGTATTACTTGTGGTTGTATTGCTACTTCCAAACATCAACCAATATACAACACTCAATATAATTAATATAAATACAAAAATTGCGATACCTATAAATACCCATTTTAAAGAATCCATCAAATTATTTTCAAATTCTGTAGTTTTCTTTGTTTCTTCTACGGGTTTTTCTGGCGTTGTCGCTGGTGGTGTTGTGGTAGTCGCTGGTGGTGTTGTAGTAGTCGCTGGTGGTGTTGTAGTAGTCGCTGGTGGTGTCGTGGTAGTTGCTGGTGGTGTCGTGGTAGTTGCTGGTGGTGTCGTGGTAGTTGCTGGTGGTGTCGTGGTAGTTGCTGGTGGTGTCGTGGTAGTCGCGCTATTTTCGAATTGTTCGGTGTATATTTCCAACATATTTATTAAATGCATATGTTTGATAAGTTCTAGTTTATCTATAATTTTTCTTACATCCATTCTAAGTTTTATAAGTCTTCTATATTAAGATTTCAATAAAAAAAAGTGTATTTTATTAGAATGGATATAATAAAACCAGTTTATGTTTATAAATGGGTTAATAGCAAAGGATACACTACATTTGTATTCGATCCTAACGCTGATTCCGCGAATTACGATCCGTTGTTTACTGTAATTAAGGAACCCATCTATCAAGACAGTAGCAAAGAGGACGCGATGAACAAGATAGCCTATTACCTAACCAAAGATAAAACTGATAAAACACCTTATTATGCGTGGTCTATAGAACCTTTCTTATATAGCATAGGGGCTATTAAATGGAAGGGATATGAAGTGAACCCTTTCAAATCCACAGATAGAAAGACAGATGATATAAATGTCGAGATTGATAAAAATTATAGCAGAGCGAAGGAATTGTTCGCTACCGAAGCAGTCAATATTGTTTTTAAAAGTGATTTTAATTATGAAAATAAATACTACTACGACGATGTCCGTTTTAAAAGTAATAATTACAAGGTTGTAAGCGATAGCAAGGTTAGTGAGTTGTACGCACTGAAGATCGCAAATAACAAGAAAACAACAGAGGAATTTTATAGCGTCCTATACACCGCTATAATGGACGATATTCCATCGTTAATCATCCTATTTGACAGATTATCAACTACGAAAGAAATACAAATTATCCAATATATTACCAATCTAAACAAAGCATATTATAAGTTATTAAAGAAGCATTCCTTTAAAAACCGAAGAGAATTAACACGAATATTTAAACTACATAATGACAGCAAAGAATGTATTCATTTATATTATTCGAAACATATTGTAATCACAATCTTTACAAATGGAACGATTCATATCACCTTCAAATACCAAATTGATAACGGTGTGAAAAAAAAACTCATACACGAATCGGTCGATAAACTAAATAAATATATAAACCATATTTTAAATATCAACGTTGTATTTAAGGAGGCAAATATCAATGCGCGCATCAAATACAACGCGTATAAAACGGGTTTTGATGATTTAAGGCGCGAACTCACGGTATCCACGATATTTACGGGGTTTAAAGAGAATGAATTTTATTACAAGCGGACGTCGAACTACAAGGACAGAAGTGTAATGGATAAAGCAATGAAAAACGATATGAATAATAATAATATTCCAAAGAATGCCAAGGATAAAGAGGAAGTCCTAGATACGCGAATTATTGTTAATAAGGAACACCGATACTATATGATTGATGTTAAAAATGCCAAATCGTTCTTCGAGTTCGAATGCTTGGAATATTGGGTATCCAAGATAATAGAGAAGGCTACAAGTGCCGACAAGCAATCGATGAGTAGCGATAAGGCGATTACTGATGTCGTCGTTAAGTCGAAAAGTCGCGAAAAAGATAGCGAAGATAGCGAAGATAGCGACAATAGCGAAGATAGCGAAGGTCTCCAAGACTATTTGCGATCTAGATATATGTCTCCTCAGTTGTCAAGTGGTGGAAACGGAAACGACAATAAAAACTATTTAATCAATAAACTTAAAAATGCCGACAAGGCGCTATGGAATGACAATAATAAATCTCGCAAATGTCAGCGCGTAAAGCAACCGATCCCTTTATCAAAAGACGAATATAATGATTTAAAAAACAAAGGGTTTAATAAACACTTTGACAACTCTATCATTCACAATGACAACTACTATATATGTCCGCGCATCTGGTGTCCCAAAAGTAATGTCCCACTCGACGAAGGAGACCCTAACGCAAAATGCCCCGGAGCAGACGAAAAACCAATGCGACTCAATGACGATATGAAAAATAAAAACCACCCACGCTATGCCTACTTAAAGAAAAAAGATAATATCCCGTGCTGTGGTAAAAAATTGTCTGGCGATGCTGAGGGTGACGCTAGTGACACAAAGGGTGCAACCGATATTATACCTGATGCGCCAGTAGTACCAGCACCCATACCTAAGAAACCTATCAAAGGTAATGATAATAATTATATTATGAAAAATTATCCAATTTATTATAATAAACGCTATGGAGATATACCAGAGGAACTATATAGAATACTGTATCCACATAATTACAAGGAATATATTGAGAACTGTCGTTCACCAAATAATATTAATAAAAAGCGATGTATTTTGAGGAAGGGTTTGATTGATATCGACGAAATACCGGATCGCTACGATAATATACTCCATACACTCGCCTATTTATTAGACGAAACCAAAGAGTCCTTTGTAGAAAATATAAAAAATAAATTGGATATCATTTCCTATATGTCGCTTGACAACGGGAATATATGTAAAGATTTCGGCGATCGCGAACCAGTATTCTATGAATATAATAAAGTATTATATGGCGATTTAAAAAAACACCTACGCGCACGAAAGTTGAAGATTGAGTTGCCTAAATTTGACAGTAAGAACAATAAGACTGTTTTTAAAATTTCAAGACTCCTATATATCTACAAATCCTACCGGAAATTCATAGACTTCCTCTCCGCTGATAACTATCCAGACGACAAGGGCATCCAGTATCTCTATAGTTTAACCGCATTCGTATATAAGAAACTGCTGATCGTCTGGGAAAACACAATCAACCCAAACAGCAATGAACCAGCGATCAACTTGCTCGTCCCTGAGTATATAAACGATATCATTTCCTATTATGGACTACAGAAGAAGACAGATGTTATAATGATTATAAAAGAAAAATGGAAGACGGAAGCTAAGCAAGGCAAAGCAGGCAAGCCGGACAATAATATACACCGCGATAACAAACTCTACGAATTGATGAAGAACCGCGACAATATTCATTACTACGAACCTTTAATTATCAAAACAATCAGTCTAGAGAAAAAGCATATGGCACTAAGCGAATACCCTAATATTATGAAGATAATCCGTTATCAACCGAACTATACCATCTTTAATAATTTAAAATATATTAACAATTTAATCAAAGATGAAAGTTTAAAATATGGCATTGATACCATAATAATTAACGACAACTACACGATTGATAAGATACTTTTAAAGAACCGCGTATTAATCCGCTTTCATCAGCAAGGCACCATTCTATTACCTTTTTTAATGAAAGAGTTACGGATAAAAAACGTGGTATTCTTAGAGGATATCATTGACAACGTGTTTGATATCACCATTGTAAATCACATCCACGACAAGTTTATCAATAAAATAAATAAGTTGGAAAATTTCGGGATTATCGTAGATACTGGCGTTAATATATTCAGGGATAGCGAGATCACCAAGAGCCGTCTTACAATTCGCAAAGAAGCAAACGATCACAAAGGTCGCGTAATACTTTTTGGAAAGAAGAGCGAATTTGAAGAATATAATGACAGGAACGCAAATGCCATACAAAAATGGCTTGATCTTAGACTACGTGTTCGCGACAAACTACTCGCGATACCCGATATCACTACTCATTCTAAGAAACCTCGCGCAGAATTCATTGAATACATCGTAGGGATGTTTGAACGTGATAAAACAAAAATACAGATCATCGCAGAAGAGATACCTGTATTTACAAAGGAGGGGTTGAACGATTGGTACGCGAGCACCCTTTTACATACCAAATACGATTATATTGATGGGTTGTCTGATAACTTTGTAGATAATGGAACGGAGTTATTTTTTACACAATACTTGGTGAAGAAAAATATACCCTACAATATTCTCTATTATCACGACGCAAACCCGAATATAATACAGGACATACACGACGAAGACTCAAATGTCAATTACGAAAACATCTATGATAACAAGAAGCCCATCGCAAAGTCCGTGGTGAAGTCACCGCCTAGCGATATTAAAATGCCTAGAATATTTGAAGGAGACGCGAAAGACCTGAACTCCAAATGGACAAAATACAAGAAGAAGATCTGGTGGCAATTAAAATATATGAAGAATGAATACGAACCGGGCTATATGATAGAACTATTCAATTACTTTAAATCCATTGATAACGATATTGTCAATGATTACCAGGATATTATGAAGATGACTTTTAAATATTACGCTCACGAGTTCAATAAATCTACGACGAAGAAAATTAAAGAAATATTTAGAGATCCGTATTTTTACTCTTCTTACATTAATGCTATGAACCAGGTTAATAACACCAAGAAAACCTTTAAGACATTGGAAATATTTTTAACCACATATTTTAATAGTAGTTCTATTGCCGACCGCATGATAATATTAAAACAGATTAGCGATAGCCCAACATTCGTCTATCACCCGAACGAGATTACTTTTTTTCATATTTCAAAGGTTCTCAATATTTCTATATTGATTATACATAACCGCGCCGAATATGGAAAGGCTGTTGATGTTAGTAAGCGCGCGGACGAAAAGGATCTGTCAATCACGACTTCCATTTACAAAGCGGACACAAACGAACTTGACAGACCTCTTTTAATGCTATATCGCAAGAATGACAAGACGCATCTCAGTTATTACGTGGTTCGTAATGTGAATCACAATGCCCCTCTATACACGGAGTTAAAAGACGCACCCGAAGAGATAAAGATGATGATACTGAACACTCAAAAAACGAGCAGCTATTCGTCGTCTAGTAGCACTCGAACAAGTGATCTATAAACGAAGAATATCTTATCTTTATATATATGAGTAGCGAAAACGAAATATTACAAACAAATATAAGGGATTATTTCATATTGTTAATCGCCGAATATAATAATTGTGATTTATATAATGGATATGACAAACGCTATAGATTACTAGAAAGGATGATGTCAGTTGAAACCATATTAAAAACTACAATCGGAAGCGATGTGTCTCCCATCACTGGCACGAATAAAATAGACATTACGTTAAAAAATATTAAAACATTAGAACAAAAAATAATAGAACACGCAAAACTGAAATACAAAGATACGACAGAAGAAAAGATTGAATTGTATAATAGGATTGTTGAGATATATAATAATAGCGGGGGTGTTTTACATGTAGTTTATATATTATATTATACTACAGATACTGTAGGGAGCTACCTATCATATACTATACAATACGGATCTATTCTTGAATCCGTTAAAAAGATAGCTGATTTAGAAGACTCTACGCATATTCATTACACATTGAAGGTATTTGAGGATTATATGGAAATTATTCCAGTAGATAAGTTAGAAACAGAAATCCTTCAATATATTAAGAAGGATGCTGGGGTATGCTCTGAAATATTAAGAAGGACGTTGGTGCATGCTCTGGAAAATATTCCAGTAGATAATTTAGAAACAGAGATCACTCAATATATTAAGAAGGATGTTGGGGTGTGCTATGAAACAATACCAATCTATACGAAGGTTCCTAATAAAGATATGGATTGCTCAATATATTATGACAATGTAAAATGTAAATTATTATATGTGTTTGATACTATAAATACACCACAGTTATATTATACATTTAACAACGAAAAACGTAAATACATAATCATAGCGTTAAAACACGCGCGCAGGAGGTGGAAATAAAAAGGCAACCAATGTAAAAACAATTAAAAACAATTAAAATTGTTTTTATATAATAAGATGGTTATACAAAAAAAACAAGAAGGAGGAGCAACAGTCATAGGACAACAAGCCCAAGCCCTAGTTGATGCTCTACAAGCCCAAGCCCAAGCCCAAGGATTAACCGTTTACCAAGCCCGAGCCCTAGCCTACGCCCTAGTTGATGCTCTCCAAACCCAAAGATTAACCCTACCCCGAGGATTAACCCTTCCCCAAGCCCAATCCCTAATCCTATCCCAAGCCCAAGTCCAAGGATTAACCCTTACCCAGTCCCAATCCCTAGCCCTAGCCCAAGCCCTAGTTGATGCTCCCCAAGCCCAAGCACGAGCCCAAGCACGAGCCCAAGCCCAAGCACGAGCCCAAGCCCTAGTTGATGCTCTTCGAGCTCAATCCCAAGCACGAGCCCAATCCCTAGCCCTAGCCCAAGCCCTAGTTGATGCTCCCCAAGCCCAAGCACGAGCCCAAGCCCAAGTTGATGCTCTTCGAGCTCAATCCCAAGCACGAGCCCAAGCACGAGCACAACCCCAACCCCAACCCCAATCTGAAAGGTTAACAGCCCAAGAACGAACCCAAGCCCAAGTTGATGCTCTACAAGTCAAATTCCAAGGATTAACCTTAGCCAACTATTGTGAGGTAAATGTTACCGAACAAGCCGAACAAGCAATGCATTTTAATCCAACAAAAATAAAAAGTTTAGAAGATTATGTTTTAATTTGGAAAGGAAAACCAGATATAAATCCATACACGAATAAAAAGATTATTGTATCTTTGTACCCTTATGGTGAATATGTTTGTTTGTATAAACATTTTCTAGACGGACTTGTTAGTAAAATTTTAAAAAGTAGAACGAATAAAGTATTGTCGGTTGAAGAATGTCATAGAATAAAAAATAGTTTACCAAATGAACACGCTCGCGTAATTTTTGATAATAAAGAGATATCTTATGACTACCTTTTTATAAAATATTTTATTATATCAAAAACTACAAAATACGACCATGCGTTTAAAAATGAACTAACAATATATTTAGATTTATCGGTTTATGATACTTCAAAATATGAAAAATATAAAGATGAAGAAATATTAGATTCATCAAAAAGAGATCAATCTGAATTTTTGCCCATGTTAAGAAAAAATTATACTATTAAATATTTTTATATTGAATTCTTTTTAAATGAATATTTAAAAAGTACTTTCAGTAGTTTCCACTCTTTAGTATTGTTTACATGTAAAGACATTGAACAATTTAAGAATTATATGATAGTAGAAACAAAACAAGTAATAGAAAGCGACGTGATTGAAGAAGTTAATTATAATATGAAAGTATTGGAATATAATAAACGGATATTTGATGTAGTTCCATATATAATTTTGAAGAGGTTCTTAAACATTACATATAATGGAACTAGTTATCAATATCAGCAATATTATCTACGTTATGAAATAAGAGATTTATTTATATATGAATTAGTGAATGAAAAACAAGACGTTAGTAAAAAATTTGTAGAAACATATGATACAATATTAGAACATATACAAATACGACGATATTATGATACTACTGAAATTGTAGATAATGTATTTGAAACTTTAATATCAATTTACGAAAGCATTTTAAAATTATATAGGGATAAAGAAAAAAATGCTATCTATAAAGATTATATCAAAGATCTCTCTCTAAATAAACGTATTGAACTACAGGAACCAATGAATATTAAAAAACGACTTCCAGGAGATTTACAAAAGTTTAAAATGGATTTAATCAAATATGAGATTCCACCAGCCCCCCCTGTGGGATACACAGGACGGATAAGAAATTCACAATCTTCCCCAACTGAATATGAATTGTATGAACAATTTAATTTAAAAAAATCATCGAACGAAAGAAAACTAAAAGAGTTTGAAGAAAAAATGAAAGAAGAATCGAATGAATATGAAAAAAAAATGAAAGAATATAATTTAAAAAAAGAAAAAGATGATAAATTTAAAAAAGAAATATATGAAGGTAAATATTCACCGAAAAGACGTTTATTGTCTTTAAA